ATCAAGTACCAAACGCGCATCATCTGCCGATACTATCTCTTCAAGCGTATAGCCAGACCACAGCCATATATCCTTGTTAGGAAATCTTTCTTTAACATCCTTGGCGAATGAAGCTATCTGCTTCCTATTGTCAGAAAGCACTGACAATGGCTCGCCACCGAGAATGGACAAACCGCGGCACCATTTCTCTTCAAGCTCGGTAAAGATCTTCTGCTTCGCCTTTTCATCGAAAGGAGACCCGAACGACGGATCCTGTGCCTTCGTATTGAAGCAGCCGGGACACTTGCGCGCGCAACCGCTTACAAAAAGCGAAACCCTGAACCCTTCGCCATTTGCCAGATCGGCCCTCAGTATAGAAGCGTAGTTCATAACGTCATCTCCTCAACACTCTATGCCGTTATGCTTGACCCTGGCGTTGGTCTCCTCCTGTTTTCCGAGGTTAAACGCTGTCGTGTAATTGCCGGTAAGGTATCCGGTCACCCGGCGAAGACGCTGTATGTCAGAAGATCCGCATTTAGGACATTTCTCGCCAATGTCGTCAGTATACCCGCACGCCAAACACGTATCATTCGGCACATTTATTGCGAAATACGGTATGTCATGGTCCATCGCATAATTGACGAGATCCTCTAGCGCAGTAACGTTGTTTTTCGTCGACGAATCAAGTTCGACGTACGTTATGCAACCGGCAGAAGAATAACCGGTGAGCTTTGACTCGATATCTATCTTCTCAAATGGAGTCATCTTGTGCCATACCGGAACATGGATGGAATTCGTGAAATACGCCTTGTCAGAAACGTTTGCTATCACGCCGTACTTGTCTATGAACTTCTTCATAGCTGTATAGCAGAGGTTCTCGGCGGGGGTGAAATATACGCCGAAATTAAGCTTATGCTCCTGTTTGTACTTTGCGCATTTCTCCTTGAACAGCGATTCGATCCTCTCGGCGAGCTTCATACCCTTTTTCGTAGTATGATCGCATCCTATGAGGATCTGCAGCGTCTCGGCAAGGCCTAGCTGGCCTATGGCCAACGTCCCATGTTTGAGCGCTGACCTAATGCCTTCCTCTGGCTTATACCCGTACATCGTGCCGTTCTCATACATAAACTTCGCCGATGCAGCCGGCTGCGAGCATATCCAATCGAACCGCTCCAAAAGCATGTCGCGGGCTTCGCCTATCTTCTTTTCGAGCAACTTCATGAACTCATCTACGGCGTCAGTCCTGTTCTTCTCAGCCTTCTCCTTAGCCTGCATCGCCACGGTCGGCATTATGATCGTCGTTGGGCAGATATTGCCGCGTCCGTCCTTCTGCCGCGGCGATTCCAATATGTCTTCTTTAAGTTTTCCTGTCGCAATAACCTTCATTAACGCGTCTTTCCACGCGTCTTTCCAGTTAACATCATAACCGTTTGCTGTTCTACACATGTTTCCCGATTGTTGCCAATCGCACTGATCATATCTTCAGCTTTCGCTGTCTTCCGCTTCGGCCGTGTGCTTATCTCACGGCCTACTCTGCTACATTCATCACAGATGATCGATACACCTTCAAGGGAGAATTATGGCATACCCATTGATTACCATGCCGTTTTTTAACGGCATTTTACCAATATGCATGAACTGACAAGCCTTTGCCTTGGAATTAAACCTGAACTGTTCTCCGGCCTTTTCAAGAATGACCTTCTGTCCCCTATGACATGACAGATCATAATGAAACTCGTGGAACTCAGAATACTCTGCATTTTCATATGCAAACATCCACTCGTTTCGCCAAAGTGTATTGCATTTTCCGTTCACCCTGCACATTACGATAGTCTTGTTCTTTATTCCAAGAAAGTCTAAACATGCAGTAAGTGACTCAAAGAAATGCTCTTCTCCGGTCTTGATGTTTTTTGCCTTTATCTGGTTACTCATGCCGTTATTCCTGCCAAAATTAGCCTTAGATAACTTCTTTTTAGTGGCTTTCATCTGGCTCGGTGAACGTGAAGAATATGTATTCCCACCATCACCGCCTTCGGTCATGTTATACCCATTTGTCATTGAATCATACTTCTTGATCCAATAACGTTCTTTTTCGTTCAGTTCTTCCTGTGAGGAAGCTTCGTCTATTTGTTCAATAGAGAACTTGTCAGTGCCGTATTTGTTAATGGCACGATGAATTTTTAGACGGGAACCGGGATTACGACATGCATCATGAAAATGACGCTTCAGTCTAGCATCGAGAGACCGTATAGTCTGCCCGATATAGACTTTATCGTTAACCGAGTTCGAAATTCTATATATCACCATAGCCATGTTTTCTCTCCTTGCTTGGCACGGTCTCATCCCAGAGGGACCTAACCGTTAGCCGTATTTGCGTTGAACGTTAAATGTATTTACTTCAACGTCCCACACTTTACGACACCTCTAAGCAAAGTTCAAAAGATTTTAGATGAGCTATAGTTTTCACTTACCCATCGTAGAAAAATAACAGAGTGGACTGTCTTTCTTTGCCAATATTCTCATGATGTTTTGTTTCCTCCTGTATGATTTAAAGCTTTTACATAAATGAAGATCATTCGACGACCTCAATTCCAAACTTATCTGCTAATGACGGATCCTTAGATATTGCATTAGCTAATGCTTTCTTCTGTTCGTCGGTTAGGTTATCTAATATCTGGTTCTTTATAGCCATTACATCTTCCTCTCCGGCATTGCCGCTCCAATCTACGTTCGCATAATTCGGGTAAAGTCTGAGCGACGTCGACTTCAATGCTAGCTTGAACAAGTCGTAATTTGGATCGCCTGGCTTCCGGTTAACGCCCTTCATACACTGGAAGATCCCACATGGAAAAATAGAGGTCTTATGGAACTTGCCGCATCCCTTGATAGACCCTTCTATCAACGCCTTTGCCACCATGCGGCCTTCAGGCGACGTACACGTGCCGTAGTTTATGGAGGTAAACGGAAGCTGACAGCCGCTCCGCGACTGCAACGTGTTCAGATTATGATACATGCCTTCGACTGCCTGCTCAAGCTCCTGGATAGTCTTATCGAGCGCATACTTGTATGCCGGATAAGACTTTTCTGCAGACTCATCGACTTTGAAGAAATCGATCGAACGCGCCGACGTTTCGCCTACGTTTTCCATGACGTCCGATATCTCTTTATCCGTCTTGTTCTCGACATACTTAAGCGCATCCCTGTAATGCTTCCAGAAACTCTTCCTGACATACGGGACCATTGTCCAGTCGAGATGCGTCGCGCTGACACCGCCGAACTGCTGCAGTGACTGTAGCTGGAATATGACTGCGACGAGCTGCATTGCCGTGTTGATAGAGCTTGCAGGTCTTACATCTGTCTGCCTCGTGTTGAAGCCCTCTGATAGAAGCCTATCAAATGGGATGGAGAGGCAGTTATGACTTCCGACAGAATAAGCGTCAAGGTCGTGAATATAGATCTCGTTGTTATTATGGTTATGCTTGGCCTTCTCTGAAATGAGGTGCGTCAGCGCATAATCCTTCATGATGAAAGACGCAGCCTCGCCGACGCGGCCGCCGAATGAAAACTCGTCAACATTCGCATTCTGATTCTGCACATTAGACGCGGTCAGTTTCTCTGACAACGCCTTATTCATACGAACGCGTTCCTTCTCGTACCTGTATGTGATATAACGCTTCGCGACCTCATACGCTCCGGCCGCCATTATCTTCTGCTCGATGATATCCTCAAGCACATCTATATGCATGTCATCCTGGTCGCTAGCCTCGCATGCCTCGACGACAGAATCCGATATTCTCTTTATCTGCTTCTGCGTAAGTCTTTCATCCTCTGGCACTGCTATATTCGCATGACAGATCGAATCTGTAATCTTCTTCTTAGTGAGAACTTCTTTCTTTCCGCTTCTCTTCAGTACGTTCATGATGTTATATCCTTCTAAATGCAAAGTCCATAGCAATGCCATATTCGAGGCATCTTGACCCAATTAGTTTATCCACCACTCCTGCTGTGTAACGCAGTCTGGCACCTGGCATCCGTTGACGTCGAACATGAATTCGGCGTTCGCAACGGTATCAGAACTGTCGCAAATCCTGATAATTATCTCGGATTTGGCGTTGTTCTTAACTGCATGTCTTATGTATGACAGCAGCTGCGTGACCTGAGCAAGTATCGTCCTATCCCCAAACATATGGAGATCGGCTTCTGTCAATGTCACGTTCTTGAGATTGTTTTCCCGTATCTGTTCATCGAGCGCTTCCTGCTCATCCTGCGCACTCATCGTACGCTTAGCTACCTCGATATCGTCATGCGCAACTTCTGCGTGCTGCGCCGTATTTTCTTTCAAGTCTTCGTCCATAACGGTCTATATGTTATCGACCTAGGATACTCTATACGTGCAGTCTGTCGCCTTGTTTTTCACCTTCATATTTACATTTAGGACGCCAGCGCAATGATATTAATGAAAATAGCCAGATGCTTGCCGGCATTGACCTAGAATTTTCCTAGAAAAATGAAAAACTCTTATAATGCGGCTGAACTTAATCCATCTTAGGTTTAG